AAGCAATGTCGCCGCTACTTTTGAAGAAAGCTATAATAGTTCAAATCTTGCGTTTGACAAGTTTGTGCAAGGTATAAGTCAGTACAAAACAAGTGTTACTGACATGCTTAATACGACGGGAAAAGAAATAGACATGGCGGTAGACCAAGTTGGCAAACTCGGTCAAGCAATGCTAGAGCTGGATGAAAGCCCAAAGCAGCTAGAAAACTTAAAGACTCGACTTGCTTTTTTAACTTTGATAAATGCAAAAGAAACCGAAACTAAAAATAGCCAACTATCAGCGGATAGAATGCATGCTTTACAGGCGCATGGTGTCACAAAATTAGTCGAACAAAGACTTAATAGAGAGAAAACAGTAACAGACTTAAAGATTAAACAAAGAGAGATTTTAATAAATTTGGCTTCTCTTGAGCAAGGCTCAATCACTATGTCTGAGGAAAAGAAAACTATATTACAACAACAGGAAGCGCAATTACGAGAGCAGATAAGCCTAACTGAAAAAGCTAACAGTGCAATATATAAAACAGGCATGGCGTTTTGGCAAGGTTTTGAAGATGGAGCAGTTACTAACTTAGCGGCTCTTATAAAGGGAGAAAAAACCTCTTTCAAAAAAGCAGTACTAGGAACTTTATTGGAAGGGTTAGGGGCTACTGCAGATCAAATTGCATCAGATTTAGTAGAAAGATTTATGTCTATCATCCCTATTTTTGGAAAGAAAGCAAAAACTCCTGCTGAAATAATGAAAGAATCTATTCTGGCAGGTGCCGAAGAAGCTAAGATAATTTGGGCAAAGGCTTTTGGAGATGCTGGAGATGTAATTGCTAAGAAAATTGAAGACGCGGCAAAGGCTCCTGTCATTCCAGCCAGTACTAAAAATATAGCTACAGGCGACATAGACACTAAAGGTCAAGTATTTGACTCTCGACTGGCGGAAGCCGCGGCTCAAGGGGCAAAAGAGGCCGTTGCCTTAAAAGCCGCACAGCTCGCGGCCGCAAACAAGTATAATAATCAAGTAAATGATGGCTCTAATCCAAATCAACCCTTATATGTACGATTGTCTAGCGAAGCGCGTATGGCCCAAAGAACAGGTGAAACACCTATTGCCCCTGGCATGGAAATTCGCAAGGGATCAGATTTAGATGAGGAAGCTCTCCGTAGAGCTTTGAAAGTAGTTGCACCACTTGTCCCTGGGAAGGCGGTACTTGAGGTACTTAAGAAAGCAGGCTTGATAATAAAGGCTGACAAGGTGACTGTTCAGGATAATACTCTAGGTACGGGTAAAATAGAAGAGGATGGAAGTACAACTTGGAAAGGTCCGATGGGCCCGACTGGAAAGACCGCTAAGGACGCTGACAAAGGCGTTCGAGCTAATAGTGAACGAGTAGATACTAATTCAGGTGCTTTGGGCAAGGCTACCGGTGTTATTGATAACGCTATGGGTACTAACGGTACTTTTGTGACAGAGATGAAAGCAGGTTTTAACAACAGCTTAACTCACTTAGCTTCCATAATTGGGTCAGGAGGCTCTACCAGCAGCAGGGGTATCCTTAGCACACTTCTTCAAACTACTGTGAGTGCAGTTATGGGTTCGTACTTTCCACCAACGGCGAGAGCAGGCGGCATTATATCCAAAGGTAAAAAAGTGCCGGGATATGCAACAGGAGGGATAGCAAAAGGTTCAACATCAGGATATCCCGCAACACTACACGGAACAGAAGCAGTAGTACCTTTAGGCACTGGAAGAGCAATTCCTGTAGATATGAAAGGCTCTGGCGGAAGCACTAATAATATAGTAGTGAATATATCTACAGAAGGTCAAAGCAGCACACAAGGTAGCACCGGCCCAGATATGGAAAAGATGGGCGGAGCCATCGCTAAAGCAGTACAAGAAGAACTACAAAATCAAAAACGATCAGGCGGAATACTTAATCCGTATGGAGTAGCATAATGACAACAGGTTTTATATATACAGGCACAACGTATGCAACGCCTGATAAATCACTTTCAAGAACAAAAACCCCTAGAGTTCTCACTGCGGTTTTTGGAGACGGGTATCAACAACGTATTGCAGACGGTATAAATAATATTGCAGAAGATTATAGCTTAACATTTCAAAATAGGCCTAAAGAAGATATAGACGATATAGTAGCTTTTTTAGACCTGAAGAAAGGCGTGGGTAGTTTCCCTTTGATCTTACCAGATTCTAATGTACTTTCAGACCCAACAGGACCAGCAGGTGTTGGAGAAAGAGAAGTAAAAGTAATAACCGTAAACTATTCCATCAACTATGATTATGATAATTTTTATAGTCTAACACTATCACTAAAGAGAGTTTTTGAGGCATGAGCAACGTAATTGCAACAGATCTACAAACGCAAGAAGTCGGGTCACAAGACACGGGCAGTACTGCTGCAGATAATACACTGGTGGAGCTATTTGAAGTAACTCTACCTGACGGAACCACAATGTACTTTCATCCCGGCGTAGACTCGGATTTAACTGATGTAAGGTTTCGAGATAGAACAAGTCCTTATGCTATTCGCGACTACACTCCAATGCCTATGATGATTGACGGATTAGAGATTCAGGCAGATGGAGCTTCTTCACGCCCGTCTCTAACTATTGCCAATATAGGGTCTTTACTACAAGGGGAGATGGGCGATTTTAAAAATGATGATCTAATAGGGCAGAGAATTATTCGTCGTCAAACTCTTAGAAAGTACTTAGCAGGAGAAGCAGAAGATGCTTCCCCTTCGATTGAGTTCCCCGTACAAGAATATGTAATTGATAGAATAGGTGCAGAAACCAATATAGCTATTACGTTCGAAGTAGCCACTCCTTTTGATTTAGAGAATATACAAATACCTCGACGAATTGTTGTAGGTAAGTATTGCAGTTGGAAATACCAAGGACATGATGCAGGCCTAGGAGGGGGATGTACATGGAATACGGACGGAGCTGTAAAGTTTAATGGAGATGGGACTGTACGTGCTCATAAAGTATACTTTGACTTTGACGATAGACCGCTTGTAGCCGCAGAAACTTTCGCAGCTTATAGCGCAAGTACTGCATATACTACTGTTAGTTATGTTACTACAAATACTCCTACTGTGAGCGCGGGTGCTTTCGTAATAGGGCTAGATTATACAATCGCTTCCGCAGGAAATACAAGCTTTACCTCAATAGGTGCCGCTAATAATACGGTAGGTACAGTATTTAGAGCAACGGGGGTAGGGTCAGGTACTGGTAATGCAACACTTACTCAATACTGGGTATGTACAATTGCAGGGACAGGTAATACTCCCTCAGTAACTTCTTCTTATTGGAAAGAAGTACGCAAATGGGCAGAGCATGCAAATGCTACTAACTATTATATAGGTGACTTAGTTCGATACAATACTACAACAGTCTGGCGCTGTAAAGTACCACACACTTCCTCAGCCGCAATAATACCAACCAATACTAGTGCCTATTGGGTAAGAGAAGAAATATGCGGTAAAACTATGCAGTCCTGCAAGGCTAGATACGGTTTTAAGCCTTCTGTACTTACAAGTGCAAACCAAAAGCCCGATGGAGCAACGAATCTAGCAGCTCGTTTACCCTTTGGATCATTCCCCGGAACATTGAAGTATTAACTATGAATCAAGTAGAAGAAATTAGAGAACATTTTGAGAAGTGGTACCCTAAAGAAGGTTGTGGTGTACTCGCAGTAGTGAAAGGAAAGAAAGAATGGTTTCCTTGTGATAATGTAGCAGAAGATGAGAATGACTTTGTTATAGACTCAAAACAGTATATTAGTATAGGACACCGAGCAGATATTGTAGGTATTGTACACAGCCATCCCGATGGAACTACAGAGCCTAGTGAGAATGATATCAAATACTGCAATACAATAGGAATTCCTTACTATATATTTAGCTATCCTGAAATGGATATGGACATATTACAACCCATACGAGAAACCAAATCTCTATATGGTAGAGATTATGAATTTGGTGTAAATGATTGTTTCGAAGCATCTAGAGACTATTATATATCAAAAGGCTTAGACATACCTAAGCGCCCTTTGTTTGAAGATGATTGGTGGGAAAAAGATTTAGACTACTTTACCGACGAGTACATAAGTACTTGGGGTTTTAAAAAAGTAGAAGGAAATATGCAAGAAGGTGATTTAATTATTTTTACAATAACAGCACAAGTAGGTAATCATTGTGGAGTTTATTTAGGTGATGATATATTCTACCATCACGCAGAAAATAGAATATCCTGTAGGGAGAATATTTACCCCTTTTGGAAAAAGTATATAAGTGGAGTTTATCGTTATGCAACGTAGTGTATATCTACAAGGAGAATTAGGCGAAAGATTTGGTCATAAGTTTATCGTTAATACCGATAATTATGCAGATATATTTAAGTGTATAAATGCAAATAGACCAGAATGGCTGCCTTACGTACGCAAATGTCATGAAGAGAATATTGCGTTTATCGTAGAAACAGAAGAGGGCCTAATTGATCAAGATGATTTATTGACTCCTATTGCCAAGGGAGATGTAACTATCTCTCTAGTTCCGGCAGGCTCTAAAAAAGGTATTGGAAAAATAATACTTGCTATTGTTATGGTTTATATCATGGTTACGACGGGATATGTACCTCTAGGCGAAACTTCTTGGATGATGACAGCAACAGGCGCCCTAACAATTCCCGGAGCAGTAGCAGTAGGTTTTACTACGAGTCTGGCTATGCAGGGTATACAACAAATAATGGCACCCGATCCCGCTGTTGATCAGGATGCTCCAAGTAACTATTTATTTTCTGGAGGAGCCAATAATTCCGTAGAAGGAGACCCCATTCCTATAATGTATGGAGAGCTACGGGTTCCTGGTAGGCCCATATCTGTAGATATAGCTCAAGGTGGTAATGCGACTTATAGGGGCGGTACCCAAGCAATGATAAATAATGTAGTACCAGATTCAGCAAATAATGCTAATATAGCACAAACACAGACACAGGAGAAATAAGAATGCCGCTTACACCCGGAGAAAGAGATAGACTTAACGGAACTGAATCTTATCAAAATAATCAAAAAGATCGCCAGACGATCGCTATCACTGATATTATATCCGAAGGTCCTATTTATGGACTTGTAGATGGTGCGGCTTCTGTCTATTTAAACGATGATAGGGTTGTACCCTTAGCGCAAGCTGCCTCGTTTTACAGCCAGAGCGCCGCAGCCGTATCTCTTGTTAACAACTCCGCAACTGCTACAATAACTGGGGCAGGAACAACACCCGTTATTCAATCAGACACAGGAGATAAATATCTAATTGTAAGAGCAGGTAGAGGGCAACACTATGTAAATGCTACTGATGGATCTGCGGGTACTGATGATTATAATATAACGGCTACCTTGACGGCTGTTGATACGGGCGGAAGCAATACGGCCTCTAGTTTTTTCCTAAGTTCTATGGTATCTTCTCCTGCGGATCTGGATACTCATGTTCCTGCTAGATTGGGGATTATTAATACAGGTGGCGTAGGTGATGGAGCTTATGGAGAAGGATTTATATCCAAACGTATCAGTGGCTCTGTTGCTGAGTACGTACCAGGTTCTGGAGCCGCAGCAGGGATATGGATTCCTGACGGGTCTTACAACTTAGAAGTAGATAGAATTGTTAAAATTGCAAGCATATCAGGTGTTACAGTCACCTTAGCAGCAGTGTGGCCAGGCACCACAGCGTCCTATAAGTTTGACGTAACGGGAGCTATTGTTAGTAATGCAGATGTTATAACACAGACTGCTACTGCTAATTATGAAGGAATCACTACTCAGTTTAGAGTGGGCACTCTTGCACAAACTCCTTTTTCTGGAAGAGGTGGAGAAAGTGGTGCTACTTCTTTAAGTAATACACCCAGCGCAGGAGGTACTTTAGAACAAACTACAGGCTTTGGAAGCGGTAGTCAAGCTGCCAAAACTTTAGTAGCATCCGCTGCCGCAGGCTTTAATCTAACAGCGGCCCAGATGCAGGAAGTTGACGAAGCTAGAATTACTTTTGCATATGGTGGGGGACTTCACGCCATAGGAGGACAAGGTAGTGATGAGCACTCCTTTGTTCAGTATAAAGTAGAATTTGAGTTGAAAAGGCCCGGAGAAAGCAGCTTTGAAACGGCTATAGTTTTAAAACAACCAATGATGCATTCAGGAATGTATAAAAATGCAGTTACTTTTGTAGAAACAATAGATTTAGCACAATATCGCCCTTTTTCAGACTTTAAAGTAATCATATCAAGAATTACTAATCATCAAGGTCCGGGGTACAAAAAAATAGTAAACGGTGTGCCTGAAACTTTTCATGATTGGACGAATGTTACTCAATCATCAATAACTAACACTACGTGTGTTATTAAAGATATATTAACTCATCCATATTCGGCCCTTGCCAGAGTAACTTTTGACACTAAGAAATTTCAGAATATGCCTACTAGGTCCTACCACGTCAGAGGGCTAAAAGTAAAAGTACCTTCTAATTATGTAACAAGAGAACAAGATAGTAATGGTATTGCTAACTATACGCGTAATCCGGCAACTGGTCTAATAGCTTCCACTTATCAGGACTGGGATGGGGGATTTGCTTTACATGATACTTATACAAATAACCCTGCTTGGGTGTTTTATGATGTACTTACAAATAACCGCTACGGTCTTGGAGACTTTTTAAAAGCTACTGATATTGATAAATATGCCTTATATAGAATTGCAAGATACTGTGATGAGCTTGTAGACGATGGAAAAGGGGGTCTGGAGCCTCGCTTTACAGCTAATCTATTTTTTGCTAAAGCGGCAGATGCATATAAAGTACTAAAAGATATAGCAACTGTATTTCGTAGTATGATCTACTATATTGATGGACAAGTCTTCCCTGTTATCGACTCTCCCAGTGGTCCGGTCTATAACTTTACTAAAGGTAATGTAATTGAGGGAGTTTTTTCATACGAAGGTACAGGCAGTAAGACAAGAATTAACCAATGTATTGTTACTTGGATCGATCCTGATGCAAACTATAAAGCCTCTCCTCTCATTGTCGAAGACAGACTAAATATTGCTAAAACAGGAGTAATAATTTCTCAAGATGCTATGGCAATGGGAGCAATTTCTGAAGGACAAGCTCTAAGATATGGGCGATGGAAGCTATGGACAGCAGCTAATCAGAGAGAGATTGTTAGCTTTTCTACGTCTTTGAATGCTTCATTTATTCGTCCGGGAGATATTGTAAATGTACAGGATGCGGATAGGTATGCAGTTCGTATAAGTGGCCGTATCTCAAATACAGGTACTAATCGTAGTACTACATCTATACCTTTGGACAGTACTACTTCTCTGATCGCAAATAGTAATTATGAGTTATCTGTTATATTTGTTGAACCAGGTGCCTTTGCTACCCAGACTGTAAGTATTACTGATAACGCAGGAACTCCTGTTACAACAACCTATAACAAAGGTGATATTATAAAGAAGGCTTGGATTGATGATAACGGTAATGGAACATATACTTACCAACTTATTAATACAGAAACAAAAGCCATAAATGCAAAAGCTACTGCTACAAATACAGAAGCCTTAGTACTAAGCTGGGCAAATACTACTCGTGTAGAGACCCAGCCAGTATCAACTAGTGCAGGAGCTGTTGACACACTAACAGTATCTACTGCTTTTTCTGCAGTTCCTGCCGCAGAGTCTATTTGGGTACTTACAGAAAAGATAAATACAATAAACGTTTTAGGCTCTGCAAAACAATATAAAATATTGAGCATATCACAGGGTACTAAAAATGAGTTTTCTATGACTGGTGTTGAACACTATGACGAGAAATTTACAGCGGTAGATGAAGACTTTACTACTTATATCTCAGACAGTATTTATCCTGCGATAAGACACAATGATGTAGTACCTCCAGTACTTGATGTATTCGGTGAGAGTATGATGAACGCTAATCTAATAGGAGAAGAGCTGACTATACAATGGACTCCTCCTACTAATGTTGGAGACGTAGCAGGTATTTATGAGCATTTGGCAGGGTATGAGATAACGCACACTTTTCCGAACATAGAGAGCCCTGTATTGATTGATGATAAGTCTCAAATTAATTGGAAGATTGAAGGAATTATGGATGGTACATATGAAGTAGCAGTAAGAGCAGTTAATGTACTTCAAAACGTATCGGCTCCAACAACAGCAAGTATCACTGTAAGTGATAGATACCGCGAAAACGTACCTCGTATGCCAGAAGGCGTACCCTATGGGGGAACTACAAGTGTAGGTTTCGGACTATTATCTTCTAGTTTTATTTTTAAAAGATACCAGTACTCAGTAAAAGCACCTGGAGGTGAATCAACTCGTATTACGAATACTACTACTTCGTCTGCGGCTTGGCAGCAAAGCTGCGATACTTTACCTGTAATAAGTTGGAGCGAAAGCAGTAGAAATGCGGCCGGTGAGTTTATAAAGCAACATGCCTATATTATGATAGATGCGAGTGATAGTACAGATCGGTTAAAACTTGTTAAGTATCATAGACCCGCTTTTAGCAAAGGTTATTGGTATGATATGGGGTCAGGAAATGGTACTAAGTATGGATCAGCTCTAACAGGTACTTTCAGTAAAGCAGCAGGTACGAGTAAAGTTACTGGATCCGGAACAGCTTTTTTAACCCAGCTTAAAGATGGAGATGTTCTTAAGTTAGACTCTACGGAAGGATATAAAGTAGCAGCTGTAGTTAGTGATACTGTTCTTTATGTAACAAATTCATACGGCTCATATAGTGGAGTATCAGGGTATATTCCAAATCTTCGTATAGACTATGCTAACGATTTTATTATTGCACGAGTTTATAGAAACTCTGGGGGCTTGGTTCTTGCCGAGAGTTATACAAAGATTGATGCTGTTCTTAAACCTGCTGGAGATATGGTAGAAGCAGGAGGTGTTGGCACAGAAGAAATAGCGGAAAATGCTGTTACTGTTACTGAGATTGATACCTCTGCCGCAACTGGAGGAACCTTTGGAGCCGCTGTAGCCGCATTAGATGCCGCTAGTTTTACCTCTATTGATACGGATGTGTTGGATGCAAACTCTGTAATCGCTCGTGAAGTACAAGTATTTCCTTCCGGGGCAACTCCTCCCACTATTAGTGGTACTACTCTTGCAGGTGCAGGTATTGATCTAAAGCAAGACGGAGACCTTTATGTAGGCAACGCTGCTGCTAATAAGTATATGTTTTGGGATCAGTCCGAAGGTACAATGACGTTCCGAGGAACTTTAAATGTAGATGATATTACGGGTTCGAGTGCCACGTTCGGTACTCTTATGGCAGAAGTTGC